CTGCGTGTGCTCCTGCATACATGGCAATGTCAGCTATAGCTGTGAATAGGATGTGAGCGCCACATGTGATAGTTTTAACTGTGTGAACGGCTACGTCTTTCCCGTTGATTTGTGGTGTTGCTGCTGCAACGTCTGCGTTTGTTGTCATAGTTTATATCTGTAGAGGGATTAGTTAATCTCTACTACTTTTTTAATTTGTTTTTACACCCCCCCCCCTTCGAAGTTGGAACAAGGGGCGGGGGTTTCTGTATATAAGCCATCCCCCCGCATATTATTTTTTTTATTTCATGTGATGCAAATATTGCTTATGTATTTTTTATTCGCGATATATATGTTTGTAGGCTAGTGTTTGTGGTATTGGAGGTTATTGGGGTTGTCACAGATATAGTAAGTATTTGTGACAAAATTATTTTTATCTAGTATTTGTGTATGTGTAATATTTGCATATCTTTGCGATGTTCTTTGAATGCTAGTTGTGTGGCGTTAGAGTTTTGAATTAGTAAGGGAAGCGGTATCAGGGATGGTATCGCTTTTTTTGTTTTGTAAAATAATTTTACATCGGTTGTTGTGTGTGTGCAATAATTGCATATATTTGTGAAGTTAATAATAATTTATAAGTTATGTTAGGAGAAACGGATTATTTAAATATTTATGATTTAATTTTTGAAACAGTTCATTCGGAAGGTTTTAAGATTAGTGAAATAAAAGATCTATTGTTTGAATCTGATTATGTTTTTTTAGACAAACCAAAAGAAGAATGGTTTCAAAACTTAGAAAAATATTTAAAAGAAAAGTCAATGATAATTGATGATTTAAATATGAATCCAATATTTAAAAAAATCTATACTAAATAATAATAGTTGATATGTCTAGAGAAAGTTTACCTGATTTGATATGGAATATGGAGTGTAAGGGATTTGATTCTTCTGCTATTCATTTTTATCTTGATACAATATGGTTGCTTTTTAGTTATATTCCTCAGATTCATTCTAGGAGTAGTTATGAAAGAAAGTTGTATGAGGAAAGGTTGGCTCAGGCACATATAGAGATTGATTTTACAGGTTATCAAAAAAAGCTACATGGCCAGTTTTCTTAGCAATGAGTTTTGGGATGCCACCCAGGGGGAGTTAGCTCAGTTGGCTAGAGTGTATTTCGGATTGTGTCGTGCGGGGGAAACTTCAAAGCGAGTCGCCGAAGTAAGGTCGGAGGTTCGAGTCCTTCACTCTCCACAATAAAGAATTAATTTGCGCCCGAAATGCTGCGCTTTATTAGAACCTAGGATAACTAATAGGGAATTGGATTGAAATGCGGTAGGTAATCCTCGGGCGCAAATTAATTTTACAAATTATAATAAATAGTTATTATGTCTAAGCGTGATAAAAGAAAGTCATTAGGATATATTCCTAAAAAAAAGAAGTTAAAACCAACCTCAGAACAATCTGTTACTGGGGTTTTAGGGAAAATGCCTTATGATATTGCTGAATTGAACAGAAGATTATTTGGTTATGGAGATCCTGATACGGCAATGTTGAATGGCTATGATAAAAAACTATGGGAAGCTGCTATGCCAAGATTAAATCACAATAAGAATTTTGGTAAGGTAATGATTATTGGCACGGGTGGTCATGATACTATTGGAAGTCATTTTTATGATATGTGGCAAAAAAATGAAAAGTTTAATATTGTTGCTTCTTCAGATTCTATTGATGAAGAGTCTGATATTAATGTTCTTGATCTTTCAATGAAACCGTATATTCAAAGAATGATTGAAGATCAAGAATATTATAAAAAGCAATTTATGGGTGATTTTTCTCATTCTGATGATATGAGAGGAAAAGATTTGGAGCATGTTATTCTTCCTTATTCTTCGGCGGTTGATTTTCATAATGACTGGGACGAGGATGATTTTTTTGCATGGGAGCGATATGATAGAAACAAGTAAATTATAATTATGAAATATTTTTTAGACACAGAATTCATTGAAGGGCCTCAGAAGAAAAGATTTCTAGGTTTTAATGTTGGATATACAAAGCCAACGATTGATTTAATATCGATTGGTATTGTGGCTGAGGATGGACGGGGGTATTATGCTATTTCAAAAGACTTTAATTTGAAAGAAGCTTGGTATAGATTTGATATTGCAGAACAAACATCATTTGAAAAATATCATCAATTTTCAGGAAGAAAAGTGTACTGGATACGTGAGAATGTGTTGAAACCAATATTTTATGAATTATCTGGAAAAGATATTGCTTTTCATGATTTGAATACGTCATTTACTTTTGATAATCTTGAAAGATTGCTTTGTCGTTATGGAAAAACCAATAAAGAAATTGCTGAAGAAATAAAATCATTTGTTTATAAAACCAGCCAAATAAATAATCCGGATACTATTGCTAATTGGGATCAGGTAAAACATTTATTTCCTGTTGAATTCTACGCTGATTATTGTTCTTACGACTGGGTAGTATTTTGTTGGTTATTTGGAAAAATGATTGATTTACCAAAAGGTTTTCCGATGTATTGTAATGATATTCAGCAAATAGTGAATACTTATATTTCAAAAACATGGAAAGATGTTGAATTAAGTACTTGGGGGCATGAAGGAATTTCTTTAGATAAATTAAAAAAACATCCTGATTATCCAAAGCAAGAAGCTTCTAAAAAGCATCATGCCCTAGAGGATGCACGTTATGACAGAGATTTATATAATTTTTTAAACAAACTATAAACCCGATGGCAAGGTTAAGTGCTGAAATAATTATGAATGATCAAAATAAAATTCCAAGACGGAACCGATTGGATTTATTGTCACCTGAAGAAATTTCAATTCAAGAAGCTATTAATAAAATTGAATTACTAGGTGCGCATCCGCAATTAACTGTTGTTATTGCAAAACTTCTTGTTGCAAAAGACTCTTTATCTGATTACATTGATGGTATTAATTTAGAAAATGAATTACCTAAAACAGAAAAAATGACTTATGAAGAAGCTGAAAAGTTTTTGAATGATGGCAAATGTATTGCTCTTCCTGGCTGGTTTGGATTCTGGTTTAAGGATATGAAATCGTTAGAGACTTTGGTATTTGCTAAAACACAAGAAGTTTTAGATACACCTTACGAAAAATTTAAAAATCAAGAAGAATGGTTTGTAGTTGAACCTACTGTTGACCAAGAAAATATTATTGCTGATTATTTTAAAAAGAAATCAGAGCAAGAAGCTACTCCATTAGAACTTACTCTTGGAATGAATAGAGTTCAAGCTTCTTTTAATCCATCTAACAATCCTCGTGTAGATGAAATTAAAAAATCTTCTGCAGCATTAATTGATTTATGTGAATCAATGCGATTAGATGAAAATTGCTCTGGAGAAAAACATAGATCAATTGCACTTGCTCAAACAGCTTATGAAGAAGCTGCTATGCATGCTGTAAAAGCTAACTTTAAATAATTCATTATGGAAAAAGTAAAAATGGTTCCCGTTGAAAGTAGTAATTTAAAAGCTATTGGTTGGGTTCCTAAAGATCCTGAAATAAAAGATTCTGTTGATATGATTGTTATTGAATTCCATCGTGGTGCTAAATATAATTATTGGCCAGTAAAAGAATTGGAATTTACTGAAGCTACAAGAACTAAAAACATTAGCGCTTGGTTTAACATTTTTAAAACAGGTAAAAATTTTAAAAAAGTGGAATAATGGCTAAGCTTTTTGACACAAATACTACAATCCTAGAGCATCCTAAAAAGCGTGCTCCGGGATTAAAATTTAGTATAGGATTTGCCATTCTCTTATCACTAATTATAGTTTGTTTAATGGTAGAAAAAAAAGAAAAATATAAAAACAAAAATAAAATGTTAGCAGAATTAGTAATAATGGATAATGGTAATATTTTGACCAAAAAAGTCAAATATGCTACTACTAAAAAAATTGATCCAGAAGATACTTCAGATGTTTTTTTTGAAGTAATAAATGGAAATGATAATTTAGCCAAAGGTGATTTGGTAAAATTTAATCATCGTTTCATTCAGGAAACTCAAATAGAAGGAATAACGTATTGTATAATCGATGCTAGTCAAATTCAGTATCATTTAAAATCAGAACATGTCAAAACAAATTTACTTAAAGAACAGTAAAGAGAAATTAGTTGAAGGAATTGATCTTTACACTGATGCTGTAAAAAGTACATTGGGACCAAGTGGAAAATTTGTTATTATAAATAACGCTGATGGTTCAGATCCTTTTGCTACAAAAGATGGAGCTACTGTTGGAAGTAGTATTGATCATAGTGATCCAGTTGTTAACACGGGAATTCAATTAATCAAAAAAGTAACTACCAAAACAGATTTTGATAATGGTGATGGTACCACAACTGCTTCAGTTCTCTGTAGAGAATTAATTGTTTTAGGAATGGAATTAAAAACTTCTATGAAAAGTTTTTCAGAACATATTTTTAGACAAAATGTAAAAAGAGAATTAGAAAATATTTTTGAATTATTAGATGAAAAAAGTATTGTTCTTCCATTATCTGAAATTAAAAAAGTAGCTTTTACTTCGTCAAACAATGATCATGAAATTGCTGATTTATTTCAAAAAGCTTTTGACAATACAGGAAAAGATGGTTATATTAATATTGTTGAAAGTGTTGACGGAAAAAGTTATGTTGATATAATCAAAGGTTATGTTTTGGACCTGGGGTATATGGATAGAAAATTTGCTAATAATCCAATAAGTGGTTTTTTTGAAGCAAAAAAATGTCGTGTAGTTCTTTATGATAATGAATTTACAGACAGAAAAGAAATGATTAAAATGATTGAACGTTTTCCTAAAAACGGAACATTGTTGCCGACAATTATTTTTGCCAAAGATTTTTCAAAAGATGTTCTTAATGTTGTTGATTTTAATAATGGAGAAAATAAAATTTGTTTAATTAAAAATCAATTAAGAAATGAAGAATATGATAATCTAATTAATGATATTCATAATTACACAGGAGCAGAACCAATAAAATATTTTGATGAATTTGATACACAATTTGGAGAAGCTTTCAATGTTATTGTAAAGCAAGGATATACTATTTTTGGAGAGCCTGAAGGAACACAAAAAGAAATTCTAGATGATTATATTCATTTGATTGAATTAGCCGCCAAAGAAGAAAAACAAGTATCATATTCTTTGCAAATGTTAAGACGTGTTGATAAAATGAAAAACGGAATTACTACTTTCTATGTCGGAGGTGATTCTGAAATTGAAATCAAAGAAAAATTACATCGAGTACAAGATGCTTATCGCGCTTGTAAAGCTGCTCTTAATGGAAAAGTGATTATAGGAGGTGGACAAAGTTTAGTTCTTTTATCAAAAGATTTTAACGATTGTAATGAATATGAATTAGCTTTTCATAGAATGCTTCGAAAGCCTTTTAAAGAAATATTACAAAATTCTTTTCATGATAACATAGATGAAATCAGAGAAAAGATTTCTTTCGAACAAGGTTATAATGCTAAAACCAGACAGTTTGAAAATCTATATGAAACTGGAATTATTGATCCAGTAGATGGAATCAAAAATTATTTAAGAAATGCTGTTAGTATTGCTCTTACTGTTCTTTCGACTGAATGTTTAATCGTGGAAACACACAACAATTAAAAAAATGGATTTATCAAATACCCATACTGCAGTTTTACTAAGTTATTCTACAATTCTTGAAAATATTATTCAATCAAATCTTGCGATACAAACGGAAATTTCTCAAGCAATAACTGATGGTAATTGTACTCAAGAAGAAATTCAAACAATTTATAATAAATCTCAAGCTGCTCTTGCCGAATCCGATGAAAAATACGTTGAAATTCAAAAAGAATTAGATTTAAGGATGAAAAAAGATTTGGGAATGAAATTTGGTATTCGCCGAAGTCAAAGCCTTATCAAAGAATTTGATGTTTTTGTTGCTAATAAAAACAAAGAACGATTAGATTTAATTCAAAAAACTTTAACTGAAAATAAATCTAAAGAAGAAAATCCTACTATGTCAATCGCTAAAGATGATATTACTCAATAATAATAAAATAAAAGATCCTTCCCTTTTAACCGAGCCTGAAAAGGCTCAGTTGAGAGGGCTTTTGTTTACCTCTTACCCTAAAATTTACATTCCAAAGCATATTATATTAAATAGAGAAAAGTCAGAATACAAAGCTGGTTATCTAAATGAATTATTTACTTTAGCATTTCCGGATGAATTAAAAAAAAATATTTACAAAGCTGTTACTGAAAGATTTGATATTTTTGTAGAGAAAAGACAGTATGCTAATTTAATTCATGATTATGCTTTAAAAAAATATTCTGTATTTATTAAAAATTAAACATACTTTTGATGTATCTATTAGAATTGAATTCTTTTACGGGATTAATAAAAGAAGATGCGGAACTAGATGGGTATTTAGCTATCGAGTCTTTCAGGATTCTTGTAAATAAAGAAGGGTATGGTTTACGGGCTTTGACTTGTGTAGCTTTAGTGATGGACTATGGTTCTATTATAAAAAGTTATAGTGAGAAAGAACGACCTTTAAAAGCAATGGAAATTGTTTTTAACAATAGGAAGGCATTAAATTGGAATTGTGATGAAATACAACTTGCTTGTATTAATTATAAACAATTACAGCCTAATCCAGTTCTAGAAGAAAAAATGTTGTTGAATGAATTACGTATCACTAAACTTGAAGAAATTAAGAACGCTGAAACGACTTATCAAAAAACAACTCTTTTAAAAGAACTTGCAAATATTAATGATCTGAATGATTCTTTTGATAAAAAAAATGGAGATAAAGATACATTTGCAGAAAGTCCTGTTAGAAATGGTTACAAATTATTACGATTAGAAATTAAAATTTTAGATCCAAAATCATTTTATTATGAAAGAAAACGAAGAGAAACCGAAGCCAAAGAAAGAGAGCTTGAAGAACAAAGAACAAGAGACCTTGCCGAATCAAGAGCAAAAGGAATCCAACCCCCTCCAGGAATCGCAAAACCTCCAAGCGCCGCCGGCACCACCGGAAATAAAAAAGGAAAAAAATAATATTCCTGATGTTCCAGTAGTAGAAGAAAATAAACCAGAAGAACCTGTTCAGGAAAATGCTCCTGTTCTAGCAGCTCCTATTGTTGAAGAAAAATCAGAAGCAGAACAAGATCTAGAATTGTTGAAAAATGATTTACCAGCAGCTCCTGTAATTGAAGATGATTTTTTAGCAAAACAAACACCTTTATCTCCTGAAGAAGCTTTCTCTAATGATTCTGCAAATAATCAAAGTCAAGTTACAGAAGAAGCGCCTACTGAAGAATTGGTTTTTAAAAAACCATTAAATCCAGTAGAGAGAAAACATTATGAATTAATTATCCAATCAAATAAAAAATCAATTGCAAGCTTAAGAAAACAGGCAACTGCTTTACTTGCTTATATCGGTACGTTACCGGAAACTGAAGAATCAAAAAAATTGATTGCATCACTTTCAGAACTTTAATTGGCAATTTTTTTTTATTTGTTTCTTGAGACAGCTTTCCATTTATTTGTGAAAGCTGTTTCTATTTAAAAAAACAATACTATGGCTGTTACTATTCTTGATCATACTTATGATGCTAAACGATTTAGTCCTTTAGTATATGATGAAAAAATTATAAAATATTCTAAAACATTACGTCCAGGAACATTAGCTTATGATGATTTTTGGGATGATCAAGATGATAAATGTCTTTTTGGATTTAAGCCAAAAGGAATGAATGATATTACTGGAGAACATTATTTTCATTTGAATATGAATCAAATTGAAATGTTAGTCCAGGGCGAAAGCAGAAAAAGAATGCACTCTCCATATTATCGAGAATTAGACAATAGACTTTTTAAAATTGTTTATGATGCCAAAAAAAATAGATATGGTATTATTGTCGGTAAACCCCGCCGTGTTGGATTATCCGAATTTGGAGCAATTCAGTTACAATACGAAATGACTATGCACGTTAAAAACCGTGTTGGTATTTGTGCTGGTAAACAAGACAAAGCCGATGGCTTTTACGACAAGGTACTTTCTTTATTTAAAAATGTAAGACCTGAATACGCTTCGGCTAGACTTTGGAAAAATGATAAATCTATGAAATTAGGTTATCATGATATTGTTAACAAACAACAAATTGAATGTGGATTAGAATCTGAAATGTTGATTCGTACCATGTTTGTTGATAGTGCTGGATTTGAGGGAGCATCGATGTCAGCTGTAGTTTTTGAAGAAGCTGGTTTGTTTCAAAATCTAATTCAATCTTATAAATCAACAGAACCTTGTTTTAAAGAAGGTTCTATTCAGTTTGGTACTCCTATCATTTTTGGTACCGGAGGTCAAATTGAAAAAGGTTCAAAAGGATATATGGATATGTGGGAAAATCACAAAGCCTATAATCTTGAAAAAGTATTTATTCCAGCTTACGAATATTATCCAGGTGATGGAGAAATTGATGAAAAAACAGGAATAAAAGGACCATCATTTTTTGACTTAAGAACAGGACGTACCAATCAGGATGCTGCACTTAAGCATATATTAGAACAACGTAAAATTGCTTCTAAATCTAAAGAGGGTATTACCAAACATATCCAATCTTATCCAATTAAAGAATCAGAAATTTTTATAAAAACAAAAGGAGGTGTACTTGATCGCGTTAAGTTAAATAATCAAATGATGGTTATTGATGAAGGTCTTTGTCCTTATGATGTACGCAAAGGTCGTTTGGACTGGATAGATGATGAACGTACTATTAAAGCTTTGGGGAGATGTAAAGACACCAAAGAAAAAACTAAAATTAGAATAAAAAATAAATCAAAACTGCGCTGGGTTGATGATGAAAATGGAACTATTCAAAAAATAGCCGATCCAATAAATCATGATGATATGGATCATAAACCTGATATTGCAGGTTGTGATAGTTATGATGATCAAGTTGATGAAGATTCTAAAACAGCTTCTGATGGAGCAACTGTTGTTTTTCGTACTTATGCAGGGCCAAGTAGAGAATTTAATTTACCTATTGCAGTATTGGCTGAACGTGGCGATTCAACTAATGACGATACTTTTTATGAAAATAATGTTAAACTAGCAATTTATTATAATTTAGAAATATTAGTTGAATATTCTAAAATTGCAATTATTAATTATATCATTGATGTCGGTGGCGAACATTTGCTTAAAGAACGTCCTGATTTAAGAAAAGATTTAGGTCCTTCAAAAGCACAAAACAAATTTGGTCAACGTATGACTGAAGATGTTAAAATCTTAGGAACAAAATTACTTAAATCAGAAGTTAAAAATAACTCAGAAAATATTTGGTTTAAAAATGTATTGCTAGATCTTATTGATTATGGCGATGTAAATACCGATATTGCTATGGCTTATGTCATGGTTCTTTTGTTCAAACTAGAAATGTTTGAGCAGACAGTAGAAGATGATGATGATTATGATGGTACTGATGAAAATGTTTTTGACTCTATGCTTTACTATGATATTGATAAAAATGGTAATGTTGTTACTAGAACGTATAGTGGCCATGAAGTTAATCAATTAGAAGTATTTAATCCAGATGTTCATTTAAACGATTATGATCGTCAGGAGATTTTAAGAAAAAGAAATCAACATAAAAAAGAACTAGAAGAAATTAAAAAGTCATTTGAAAAAAATAGCAAAAACTCTTTTGAAGATTTAATTCAACAAGAAATTTTGAGAAACATAAAAGATTCATAAAAAAAGAATAATTTTACTAAAAATACAAGCACTATGAATTCCTATATTCTTACCAACCAAAAAATTGCAGAAAATTTAAAAGATGAAGAATGGCACAAAGCCCATATTCGAAACTTTGTGACTATGGATTCCACAAGAAGTCCTTCACTAAGAAGAGAAATGCAAATGAAATGTTGGCTTGCTTATAGTTGTCAGCAATCAGAACAACATAATAGAAATTCAGATCCTATTACTAAACCTTATGGTTTTAGTTTAGGAATGGAATGGATTGACTATCCACTTGTGGAAAGTAAGTTAGAACAAATGATTGGTGAGTTTATGACTCGTGGTGTGAAACGTAAAACGTATGTAATCAATAAAAAGGCTCAGACTAAAAAATTAAACGAAATGTTTGATATGATTGCTGAGGATATTTTGAGAGACGTTAACAAAGAACTAGATCCTGAACTTGGTTTTACTCCAGAAACAGCTTCTCCAGATAAAGAATTACCTCCTAATATTGAAGAGTTTTTTGAACAAGGATATAAAACTGTTTCAGAACAAGTTTCTGATAATATTTTAAACCAGGTTTTAATATCTAAAAAACAAGTTGATAAAATCAAAGATTTATATTTAGATTTTTTATTGTATGATGAATGTATGGCTTACATCGAAGAAAAAGATGGTAGTCCATTTATTAGAAAATTAAATATTTTTGAAACAGTAATATCTTTTTGAAACTCTTCACGTTTTAAATCAGCTTTATCTTTTTCAATAGCAGCTGTAGCTTCTTGAGCAGATTTTTGAGCATCGGCAGCAGCTTCTTGTTCTTGTTCTTTTAATTTATTCAATGCTTTAATTGCTCTCTTAAAAATAGCTTCTGATTCTCCAGCAGTATCAGCATTTAACGTTTCAATCAAAGAAAGTATTAAATCAGGAGTTGCTGCATTAGAAAGTGCTTGTTGCGCAGCTGCATCAACAACTGATTTCTTTTTTTGTTCAGCAAAGTTATCAGCAATATAAACACCAACATCTTCTTGGAAATATTCTGGATAAATTTTAAAGAATTTTGCTTTTAAATCACCAAAAATATATTGAACAATTTCTCCTTCAGAATAAGTGTGTTTTCCTTTCATTAAAACTTTGTCTAACAAATATTTAATAAAAGACTCAAAAGGTTTTACATAAATTTCTGTTCTGGCAGTCGATTGGCTAACAGCACGCTCTGTTCCAGTTGCACTTTCATACTGATCAATATTTCCTTCTCGCTGAGGTGACAATCCAAGGAACTTGCCAGCCAATTCATCAATAAGTGCAAGCATGCTGAAAATATCTTGCATCAATCCTTTTGTTGATAAATCTAAGGAAGTGAATTGATTGAAATTATATCTTGATTGTTTATCAGCAGAATTGATAATTAAAAATTGGTCTTTTTTTGTATGATGCATAACGCGATTAATCGCATTTTCATAACCACCTGATTTTAAAAATTGTTTAGGTATTTGTGCGGCATCATAAACCAAAACACGACCATTATTTCTACGCATGGCTAAACGTAATTCAAATAAACATTCTGATGCAAAATCTTGAAGTTGTAATAATTTGTAAGCTGCTGAACGCATTTGCATACTACTCAAATTATTATTTCTTCGAATAGCTGCTACGAAAATACTATCGTTTTTAGGATTATCAATTCTAGAAGCACGTTCATTGTCAACACCCCATTCTAAAACTAAATCTGGACCACACATCAAACAATGTCTTTTTTGCTGAACCCAGATAGATTTTACATTATCATTTTTACGTTTTTTATAATCATCTGGAAGATTTTTATAAATTTCTTTTCCTGTTTTTGAATTGATAGAAACTTTTACAGAAACTTTCTTCTGTGATATCCAAACCATTTCTAGTTTGAACAAAAGAACCATGACATAAGCCATAGCAATATCGGTATTTACATCGCCATA